TGCGCCAGAATAAATCCGCCATCGCCTTCCCATTGAACGAATGGTGATAATGAAGGGTCGTTGCTGATCAATGCGTTTAAAGCATCGATTTCGCCTTGTGACGGCATTTTCCGCCCAGTAGGCTCCAGCGTTCCCGCATTATTGATAACCTCAATAGCCAGCGCGCTATCGTCAGGGCTGCGGTAATAGGTAGCACTGCCATCGGGAATGTTGGCAATATCAGCCTGCGCTGCAGCCAGGGTCATGTACTGGCGACTTAGAGGGATCAGGTTCTGCCTGGTTTCCTCAACTACAGCATCCCTTTCTTCTTGCGAGGTTTCAAAGTCTGCTTGCTGCTGCGTTAGCTGGTTGTCCGCCTTAACATTAACGCCATGCAAAGTATCTAACTGTTCGCCAGTGCGCGTGGTAATGGTTTCATCGCTGCTATTAACGAACTTATCAATAGACTGCATATTATCCCATGCATCAGGCATTGATGCAGACGGCACAGGATTGCCGGTATCATATTCACTCATGGTCGCCCCAATAAAAAACCGGCATAAGCCGATTGATTGGTAATGCATAGATATTTAGATGATATTATTTATCTTTGATGATTATTTATCATCATAAAATAAACCATCCTCTTTATTGTACAACATGCCTGGCTGGCAAAATGTTTCGTCGCTATATTTTACGACTTCGAAATCATCAGGAGAGTAATTATCATCAGCAACAATAATATTTTCTACCACGCCTTCTTTCAGGACTGCATACTTGCTTACCATTAAGAATATTCCTCAATATATACAATCCCTGCTTTCCCCTGTCCGCCATTGTAGGAGTTACCAGACATGGCAGCATCATATGCACCACCACCACCGGAACCATAACAATCCCCTGCCACGCCACCGCGTGCGCCTCCACGACCACCGCCGCCCCAATATGATGATCCGCCATTGCCGGGGATAATCAGGGAGCCATTTTGCCCATCAGTGCCGTAACCTCCGGGAAGGTTAACCGATCCACCAATAGAAACACCGCCTTTCCCGCCAGCCAGTGTAGTAATCCCTGATTTCTGACCACCGTCTCCGCCCAATCCGCTAATGCCGTTAATGATTGAGGTTCCGCCTGTTCCACCCTGGACAGCACCAACGCCAGCAGAACCACCAGCACCTACAGTGACTGCATAGCTGGATTCAGTTACAGCAAAATAACCAATGGCCGTACCACCAGCACCGCCGCCGCCACCTGAAACTGATTCAGATCCGGAAGTTCCCTGACAACCACCACCACCGCCGCCACCGCCAGTAACAATAACTTTTACATGTTTGGTTCCTGGCGATGGGGTGTAGGTCCCATTTGCGGTAAAGCTAACGATATTCTGTAACCGCCCAGGGGAGGACTTGAGGAGGGCGCTTTCGAGACTAGCCAGTAAGGTAGGTAAATTACCGTTATCAAGGGTGTCATCGCCGCTGTTATCAGAAATAAACTGCGCCACAACCGCCGCAATAGTTGATGCCTGCCTTAAAGCTTTGTTGACCTGGGCCGAAGACGCTTTGCCACTTAAAAAGCCAGTTGTTCTGGCCGACAGTGCGTCATAATCAGCTTGTGATAATACGTTTGCCCCGCTACCAGTAGCGAAGGGTTTAAAATCGTTAGTCGCCATTAAAATCTCTCTCCCCATGACCCGCGGTCGAAGCCAGCGATATAGTCATTTTCGATATCGAAGCCAAAAAACTGATAACCATCACTAACGGTCTCTATTTCACGGACACGAACCCCTGCGGCCTTAACCGTCATATAACCGTTCTGAATCGCCCACCATAGCTCGCTGTTAACCTGGTCAATCGGGTTAATGTCATAGCGCGATGGTACGTAACCTGCCGGTAATGCGATAAAGGGGCCTTTATTGACGGCGCTATCCAGAATTAACCGGTCTATTTCACTTAGAGCTACCGATGGGTCACCGAGTATCCAGATAGAAATCGACATATCCTGGTTGTCGACAATAGCCATGCGGATCCCAGACCCGGCAAGGGCGGCATCAAGAATTGAAGGCAGCGAATCGTTCTGACCATCCCAGTTGTTTATCGCCACTTTCACCTTCAGCATTAGCCGATATATTTCATCGCTTAGATCGATAAAACCGTCGTTTGGGTCATATGGACCCTGCCAAACCCCCTGGTCCCAGCCAACCCGCTCGGTGTCCCACGAAAAATAAATCCCGGTTACCGGTGTGGCTACGCGCCGGGAGCGCCCAACCCATTCGCCCACGACGTCGAGTTGCACGCCTACGGCAGTATCAATATCAAAATCGGGTATTAGCCGTGACATGGCATCGGAAACATCACTCAGTGGCCTGGTGGATAGGTCGACGTGGGCAAAGAACTTTGGTTTACCGGCGTGGTAGTTTGTTATGCGGTCAGTGTATCTGCTCATGAGACCACCAGATTAATATTGCTGACGGCGCAGGATGCTGACTGGTCAAAGGCAATATCCACGTTTGCCGCGGCTACGCCACCGGCAGACGTACCGATCAGCAACTCTGTAATGTCGTAATACCTGGCATTACCTCCACTGACGACGCCAAGGTTAGCCGGTGAGTAAACGCGACTGAGAAGAACGCTGGCGCCGATTGCCAGAGAGTTAATGTAGGCAGATACAGCCGCCTTTATCTCTTCGCCAACCTGGGATGTATAGCCCGTAAGGGGTTCGATAGTGATTTTGACGTAAATGGGTACATCGACCGGCCTTGAAAAACCTACCGGGTGAGGGTTTCCGTACTTATCAGGCACAACAATCACCGTACTACCGTAGGGTGTTACGCCCTGTCCTTTAACACCACGAATGCTGTTTGCAATGACCGTCGCATCGCCACCTTCGACAATGGCGGCGATTGAGTGCGGCGGCAGGCCATTTGCATCAGTGGTATCTGTATCGTTCTCATACAGCTTGTGTCGCGTTACGCCGCTGATATTTGCTATCGCACCATCTACCGCCTCAAACGGCGTCAGAGACGGTAAAGCAACGCTCTGTGATTGCCGGACACGCAATTCAGCATTTGTTTCGGCAGCAACGCCTACCGTAGCCGCTTGCGGGTTAGTTACTGATACCCAGCCACGTGTCGGGGTGTTTATCTTATTGACTGACCCGGCAGGGGCCGCCACAGCACCAGCAACAGAACACGTCGCAGTAGCAATAACCGTCCCATCAATACCAATTGTCACCTGAGCAGGAAGATTCCAGATGATGCCGTTGGCATCTTTCACAGACCCGTTTGTGATCAACGTTCCGGCCTCACCTTCGATCAGCTCATCTACCGTAGAGTTTGTCGCAGCCCGGCGAGCGATGCCGTTAATTTTGACGTTACTGGTTAATGCATCGTCCAGCGCCGTCGACGGAGAAAATGACCGGTAAACAGAAATGGCCGTGTTGTTGGCGTCGTGAATGGCCAGAGCCACCAGAGCGACCATCTGTCCGTCTTTGCTGTCCGGGTCGAGATAGGCATCACTGCCATAAATCTGCTGAAAATAGCCGGTGATGGTGTCCAGAACGGTCTGATAGTCGGGCGCACTTATCCCCTCAGCGGTTACCGTTGCCGATAAGCCGAGTGTGTCGAGGTCCAAAGACATTACGCCTCCGAAGTTACTGTGGTTGTCCCGTAGATGGTTTCCACCGTCGCTGTGAACGTTACACGGCGCGTGGTGCCGTCAACGGTGGTATTAAATGCAGTAATTGAACTAACCCCCTGCGTTTCGAGGATCCGCTTACGGATAGCGAGGTTGTAGGTATCCGGTTTTTGCTTACCCAGAACGGACTGAATCCAGGGCGTACCTTCTGTGGTGTCCAGAAACCACTGCCCGTACCAAAGCAGAAAGCGCGTTTTTATGGCATGCGCGACAGCCTCGGGGGAGTTAACCAGCCACGTATCATCGCCCTGACCGAAGGTGTAATCCCCATCGTCATCTTCTCGACGGTATCGCATATCATCCTCCGAGTGGTGCTGTACTGCTGCCACCAGGCTCAACGCCACCATGCGTATGCTTATCAACGATTGATCCATCCACCAGCTGCAGGCGGCCGTCCGAAAGAATTTTAAGCCCGTTCAGGTTAAAACCTCCCGGCGCCGTGCCGTTGATGGCTCCGCTGGCAGGATTAAGGCTCAACTTTGTTTCCCCGTCATCACTGCGCAACTCTACCGCGCTGGTGCTGATACCGCCGATTTTCTTCGCCTGCGACTGCGGGCCAACAATGCAGAAGGCATCGGATAAATCATGCATGCGCTCGTCTACCGGCTCCTGAATACCTCCGCTTTGCCACCAGAAATCAATACAGCGGTCCGCAAAGATAACAAGGCATTCATCCCCAGCCTTAACAGGAAAAGTCAGCGTGCAGCCTCCGCCGCGAGGGAATACAACAGGAACATCCACCAACAACGGATAATCCTTTGTGCTTTTGTTGCCGTCGTTATCGCGTTCGATGTAGCGGATAGCCGGCTGCACTACGGCGGTCACTGCGTCAGGATCGAAAGACTGGATGATGCCGGGCATTGCAACACGAAGCTGTTCGTTAAGCGTCTTCCTCTCTGACGCCAAAACCTGCGCCAGTGCCCCACTGCGGGTTTTATCGGATATCGCCATTTACTTTACTCCGGGCATTAAAAAACCCGCCGAAGCGGGTTAATTTGTTAACAGATAAATGCGTTTTTACCAAAGCGGCACTACTGGGATTAATGGTCTTTGATAACCAGAAAGAGCTACTAAAGCACTTACATAAGAGGAAATGTAAGGAAAAACAATAGATTCCGTACGCGCTTCATCTATGATCTTTTCAGCTTCGTCCTCAGAGACATCTCTTTCAAAACGGATAATAAACTCCGCTATTAGGCTTACTTCATAGTTTCCGTAGCTTACAAGTTTTGCATCAGCTATTAACTTTGCTGTAGATGAACTTCCTTCATTGAAGCTGACAGAACCGTTAAGCGAGAACTCGTTGGTGTGCTCCCCATCAGCCTCATCAAGGTTTGGCAAAAGATGAACCGAAGTCACGATCATGGGAGCAATATTAAGTTTCATTTTTATCCCTTAAAATGCAAACGACAATGCGTTTTCAGTGCCATTTTTACTTATATTGACATCTTTGGCAGAGGCGCTACGGCTGACTTCAACAATCTCTACAACGGACACCGAGCGGAAAAACAGCTGATGTTGGTTTTGGGCAGGTTCTGGATCAGCCAAGCCTGCGGAGACCAGCGTTTGGACAAATTCTTCACGGCTCATCTGCTCTAGCCGAGCGATAGCTTCTTGAACAATCTGCATTTGTGTCTTCATACCTTACCCCTCTCCACTACCTGTAAAGCATTGACATCAATCGAAGACTTAGGTTCCTTCACGCTTATAATTTTACATGTCGGTACGCGTGAAGAGTATCTGTTACGCCTTGACCAAGAGTCGAGCTTTATAAATTCGTTGTTAATAATCGCTTCAAATTCAGTATTTTCGAGTATGTGATTGCATACCTCGCAATCGTTACGAATGGCACCAACTTTAGGCCTTACCCTTTCACGCTTCATCTTATCAATGAGATAGTTTCTGAAGACATTGTAAGCGATCTGTCCATCTCGCTCATCTAACCGTAGAACCATATCTACTTTGATCGTAGCTTTTATGACCGCATACTGATGGTATTTTTTCCCACGAGTTTCTGAGTCGTAAGACTGAACCTTAGCCCAGTTTCTGGCATCGACCAAAGGGTCACTAATACCATCGATGAAAAAGTAGGCACCTGTACCTAGCCATTCGTCATCCTTTGCGCTCACAGAAAAATTGTTGCACAGAATAGAATCACGATTTTTGAAATCTGTGCCGTGAAAGCCTTCAAACTCCATCCTGAAATCTCTCTCACTGAATGTGAAAAAACTAAGCAAAGTTGCTTAGCGTGCTGCAAGGGATGCGCTATCGTGGATGGCTACTCTATCACCAACCTTAGCACCGTCAAGAAATTCTAGTTCGAATGGATTTTTTTGCAGGGAAACGACCCGATGATTTTCGGGGCATCCATACTGTTTTGCAGAAGCTGGACATTAAGGAACGCCTTACCGTTACGCTTCACGAATTCAAAGCCGTAATTATTACCATCGCGAGCAGGCATAAGACCCATGTCCATTTTCATGTTTGCGTAATCGCCATCCTTCCCCAAGAATTTTACTTTCTGTGATGTGACAGTCTCACCATTGATCACGGTCATGCCTTCGCCGGTCATTATGTAATTGCCACACTGGATTGCAGCCATCGTCGGCATGGATACCATCACAGCTAATGCCAAGCAAAACTTTTTCATTAGAGCCCTCTCTCCCGCGCAGATGAGGAGACCAGATCCGCCGCACCACGCGCTTCACACATCATATCCATGTACCACGCCTGGCCCCTTGTGTCGCCAGTGTACATAATGCCACGGACAATATAAACGCCGTCAGTCGCAATACTGGCAGGCTGCGCAGTTGTGCCTTCAATGGTGATGTTTCCGTTGTTGTTCTGGTCAGTGATACGCCCTTGCGTCATGGCGATATCGTTATTCCCCAGCACGGTACGGAACACAGAAGCCTGATTCAGCTCGATCAGGCCATTAACGCGGATGTTAGGGTTAATCAGGCAACGGACGTTAACGCCGCTACCAATGGTCTGCTGAGGCATGCCGACAAGGCCGGTGGCGCTGTTCAGTTTAATGGCTTCGTGAACAACCTCATTTTTCGCCACCATTTCCCGCTTGCCGTCGACAAACATCCAGTCAGCCTTGCATTGCTCGGCGACGTTATCCATCAGATGCCGGGTCATACCAAAAAGCACCCTGCCGCGAGGAAACACCGTTGCAGGCATTGCAGGGGTATTCCCTTCCGTGGCCCCGTTAGCGTTGAAGTCCTTCATGAGCACTGCATTGACGTCAGAGACCGTATAGCCAGCCGCCAGCGTCTGCGCAGTGATCGAGGTAGCGAATGCCCGGTCAGAATCAGCCGCCTGAATAAGGACAAAGCTATCAACGGGGTTATCTTTCCCTGTGATGGTGTACCGGATTTCCCCGTCGAAAATCAGCCCATAATTTCGACCGTCCATCTGCCCGACTTCATCGGGGTTTACTGTCCTGGCGACGCCTACCTGGCTGGCGGGAACGTCAGCTGCAATGCCATCGTAACCAGCGATAACCCTAATCCGGGAGAATTCCTCTCCGACGATCCGGTTTACGGTATCAGCTGAAAGGTTATAGATTTTGAAAGTACCTACTCGCGTTTCGCTGCTGAGATTAAACCAGTCGATAGTAAAAGTGCTCTTGAAGCTACCAAAATCAGTGGCGTTCCCCTTCGAATCGACTAACTGCAATTCGAAGTGCCGCATCCAGTTCTGAGACATTTTTACTCCGTTACCGCATAAAGATGGCTGTAAATACCCAGATCGGCCTCAGTTGGATTTTCGCTGGACTGGTTGTCGCAGCCCACATAAAGCGAAAAGCCAAGCCCGAGATAGCGATACTGCGCCAGCAGGTCGGCGCCGGTGATAAGCGGGATCCCCTTTATCAGGTCCGCACCGCTGCTATCCATAATATCCAGACACCAGAAAGCAGCACGCCAGGTCACAGCCATTTGCAGACTTTGACCTGCCACGGATATGGAGAATCGCTGGTTTTCCGGAGAAAGAGGGATTTCGCTGATCGTCATTTACCCTCCCGCTACAAAGCCACTTAACCGGCTCAATATTGATTCATTTTTTTTAACTGGCGTTTTCACCCCGGAGTTTTGCACGGCTGAGGTGTTCGCCCCTAACTTCATATTGGACTTTGGAGCTACCTGCGTGGTGGTTGTGCTTGTGATAATCACTTCCCGGAGCGTCAGCACAGCAGAGAGAATATTTTCCGACGTCCTGTCGGTAGTGACCTCAAGCGCACGGATCAGCATATTGGTGTAAATCCGCTTACCGGTCACCACATCTAAAGGCACCCTGCTGCTCTGCAGATTTAACAGCTCCTGATAAGTCTCCTTCGGGCCAATACCAACGCTTAGCCCAAGAGAAGATGTATCTACGAAGTCAAGTAAGGAACCGCCACCAGCAAAACCGACCTGCATTACCACTTCCGAAGGACGTCGAAATGCATGGTCGGAAATTGCTGCGCCAACCTCTACGGGATGCTCGGTTATTTCAAGAGAGTCATCGTGCTTTTCCGAAATAACAACACTGGGGACTATCAGCCCGATCCGCCTGCTCTGCTGCTGAAAGAGAGTAGAAAGAATATCCATCATCCTGCTCCAGTTTGGTTATTTCTCAGCACCCTGGCATTAGCATCAAGCTGGCGGCGACTGACTTCCTGCCCAATCTCCTGAGCATTACCGCCATAGATGTTGTAGGTGTTTTGCTGATTCACCTGCGCTCCAGCAGCCTGATGGGCAAGTGGGCTATTCCAGTTCGAATATCCCTCTTTGCGGGCCATAGACTGCATGAGCATAGCCATCATATTGGGGTCGGACAGGTTTAATGCTGCTGTCGGCGATACACCCATCCAGCCAGCAACGTCACGGGCATATTTGGCAGGATCGTTGTTATCGGCCGCAGGCGCCCAGGTGCTGACGATATCCATGATAGTCTGCAGGCGGCGCCCGGTCGTTTTACCAGTAAAGTACCGCATGAGCTGGTTTTTCATGGCCTCCCAGCCTTCCAGCGCAGAACCAAACGCACGAAAGCCACCACCGCCTACGGGCCGAATATTGCCGGGGTTATTGTTGCGATCGGCAAGCGTGTTCTGCTCATGCTGATACCAGCCGCCATCACTGAAACGGGATTTAACCTCCTCCCAAAACCCCAGAACTTTACCTCGCGCATTGACTGCGCTACTGGTAACGCCAGGAAGTGCGTCAGGTTGATCGCTGCCTTGTTTGAGAAGAGCCTTGCCAATACTTGCAGCATCAGACCAGCGACCGTCCTTGATAGCGTTAAGCAGGTCTCCGATCATACTCAGCATCTTGCTAAACTCACCCATCTGGGTAATGAAGTTGCTGAAATCCCATTTCAAAGACCAGGATTTAGGGTCGATATTGAGCAGCTTTGCCAGCGCTTTTCCGAGATCGAGGACAGTCTGTTTCAGGTCACCGACCATCTTCAGTGCTGCGTCTACTTCAGGCTTCCATTTCCCCCAGTCAATGAGGCTCTTACCGCCCTCCTTCCAGGTCTGGTAATCCTCCCATAGCAAAGCGATGGCAGCGGCAAGACCGAGAACCCACGTAATCGGCGATGCGAGCATAGCGCGGTTGAGCATCCACCACGCTGCGGTTAGCGCTCCAATTAGTTCGATCAGCTGCTGCGACTGCTTATCAAGAGAGTCCCACCAGTCGCTTATACTCTGACCCAGCTGAATAAGGCGGTAAATTACCCTGCCTACCATCTCGCCAGCCCAGAGAATGCCTTTGACGGTACCGGCTATTGCGCCTTCAATTTTCGGGAAGTTTTCCAGAATTTGTCGACGCAGCCTGTCCAGAGAGCCAGCAAGGCCATCAGCGAGGCTGGAGCCTATTTTATCCCGCGCCATGCCTGCCATCAGCCCAAAGGAGCGCAGCGAGGTCATGAATTTATTGGAGCTGACGGCGGCCACATCAGCGTTATAGCCGATCGCCTTAGCCATCGCGGTGTATTCGCCACTAAACTGGCCGATACCGCGACGCATTGCCATCAGGGTGTTTTCATCCAGACCCAGCATTTGAGCGTACTGGTTCGCGCGGTAATACGGCATGCTGCTAAGACGCTGGCCGACGCCGGTAAAGATCGTCGCCATATCCCGCATGTTGCCGCTGGCATCACGCGTTTGAACCCCAAGCCGGTTCAGGAAACCCTCAGCGCCGGGATTGTTACGCATGAACCTGGCAAGATTTTCGAGAGAGCCGCGGGCCCCGTCGACACTGCCGCCAACCTGACTAACCGCATACCCAATCTGCTTAATGCCCTCCACCGTCGCGCCTGTGCGCTGAGAGGCCCAGTACAGGTCGTCGAGGCCGCTGGCAATTTTCGCGGTGAATGCAACGACGGAAAGCGCCGCCGCCTCAACTTTAACGCCCAGCTCAATCGCTTTAAGCGTTGTCCCGGCAACGACGGCATCGAATTTTCTGGCGCCAGCCTCATCAACTTTGAACCCAAGCGAGATCAGAAAGTCCTTGAGCGTTTCAGCGTTCATTAGCCTCTCTCCATTTCGCTATGCGGTTTTCGTTATCGGCTTTCAGGTCCAGCCAGTCATTCATACGGGAAATATCAGCCAGATCGACTGATCCATCTTTCAGGGCAGTGTAAGGGATGAGCCCGGCATCCACCGGGCGCATCAGGAAATCCTCGCCTTCTGGCATGGATTCCAGGACAGGACCTATGGCTGGGTAGGCGTCACGCTGCCGGGGAGTTCTTTCAAAAAATTTCCCAGGCTGTCGGCGACCACCCGCGCCACCAGCTGCAGCATCGTGAACAGGTCGATATCGTCGAACATCAGCGCGCCCTGATCGAAAATTTTCACCCACCCTTTTTCATGCTGGCGCATAACAACACCCAGGCACGGATGAATCACCGCGTTAACATCCTCTTCAGGCAGAGCTGCCAAGGTATCGGCAATCTTCGGCAAGACGATATCCAGAGCGTCGAATGCCCTTTTCTCACCGAAAACCAGTTTTCCCTCGCTGTCTCTGACCATCATGGATTTCAGCGTGCCAAAGTCAGAAACCAGCCCGGCCAGCACCGGCAGCAGCTTGCGGCTAACCTTCAACTGCTGGAAAACATCGAGCTTGGCGGTGCGGTATTTAACGCCTTTGATTTCAAATTCCATCTGTTAAAACTCCCCAAGCAGCTGATCAATCTTGCCGCAGTCAAAGACCCAGGAAACCGTATTGCCAACTTTGGCGTTAGCGTGATCGGGTTGCTTCTGGAAAGCACAAGAACGCGCTGTAGTGGTATCACCTGATACTTTGTTGCGAATGACAATGACGTTATTGCCCCACGTCGCCGAGGACAGGCTCTGTGCGTTGTACATCAGCGAGAGCTTTTTGTTTACCGGGGAGGTTTTCAGCAAAGTTACCGTGATAGTGCCGCTCTTTCCGGCGTGCAGGCTGTGCATCACCTCGCCATCGGCGCCGAGGGTCATGGTGTTTTTGGCCTCTGTCATTGTGACAGTAATGCCCTCTTCGGCGTTCGCTGAGCCGTAGCCAAGCTCAACTAACCCCGTAGGCCCTGCGAGAGAGGCCGAAACATCAAGAAACGAATACGTAGACATCTATGGCTCCTTAGCGCACGACCGTGATTGCGACGGTGCCGTAATGAACGGCTCCGGCCAGTTTCCCGGCAACCTGAATTGGCACACCTTTACGCGCTTCGCGATCGACCTGAAGCTGGTCATCAACGTTTTCTGCCCAGGTGTAATAGCCCTTCGTCAGCATGTCACCGGTATTGAGCTGGCCAATCGGGCCACCAGTCCATTTACCCGGCGCAAAGAGACCGTTTTGCACGGCCTTATCGAGCACCAGCTCAATGTTGGCGATACGGGTTGTGGTACCGGCATCGGTCTGGGGAATTTTGGTTGGGCTCGTATAGAGCGTGTTGTAGTCAGCCGTCTGTACGGCGTTCTGCAACCAGTCGAGGCCATGGCGTTCGTCGAAGAAATCGCCGTTTGCCATAACGCCTTGCTCAAGAATCGCTGTATCGTTTTCGTAGTACACGTAAACGTTGCAGTTCTTCGCTTCCAGGTTGTTAGCCTGCGAGGTACCAAGGGTTTCGTAGGTAACGCCCGGCAACTGTTTAAACTTGAGGGTGATCGTCGTGTTGCTTCCAGTGAAGTCAACAGTAAACGCACGCGCAAACGAGGACAGCGCAGCATAGCGGCTGCTGGTCGAGTACTGGATAAAGGTACGGCTGTATTTCGCTGCTTTCAGCTTGGAAGCCAGATCCGTCGTGGTAGCCGCGTCAAGAATCGTTGAATCAGCCGAGGTGATGCCAAAGATGCGGGATACGCTCGCGGCTTCGATAGCCGCCGCCACACTGATAATGTCGGTGTCGGAAGGGTAATCCGCTACCGGAACGGCAAGATGAAGGCCATACCATGAATTCCAGTCCAGCAAAGCGTTAACCGCCTGCAGGAGGCTTTCTGCGCTGCCTGTTTCGCCAGTGGCCAGCGTTTTCGCCCAGCGACCGACATACACCAGAGTCGGCTGAGGTTGCTGGGAGAACCAGATAACAGCCGCTGCATACTCCTGGCTGTCTACACCAAAGTCATCGCCGATATCATCAGCGCTGGAGTAAAGGCGCAGCCGCTCAGAAATCGGAATAACAGTTGAGTCGCCCAGGATGAGCATTGAGCCAAAATTGCGCCCCTGCGCGGCCCGAGCAGAAAGCGTCACCGTCACGTTAGCGATACGGTTAAGGGGAAGCCCTTTTTCCATGTTAGTCTCCGGTAACTATCGTGACGTTAGGGTCAACGACAGATTTAACGTTGTAGGTACGGGTGTTTTTGCGGGAAAGGGTCACGGCAAGGTCATACCGGCGCACCCACTGGTTGTTGATCAATTCGGGGAGGTTTCGTATATCATCAGCGCTCACCAGCGACAAACCCGAGATTCGTCGCAACGTATCTGCGTTTTGATCTACAAACATTCCGTCGCGAAACCGCGTGGCCATCCCGGAACCGCCGGGGCCATAGAAACAGAAAAGCACCTGGATGCTCTCCCATGACCATTGCTCGCTTTGCTCTTCGCTTACCTGGACATTTGCAGGTGTACCGGGTCGTGAGAGCGTGGAAAAGTTAAACCCGCACCACGTCTCACCGTTCGGCGGTATTTTGGACTGGGGATCGGTAAACCGTGGCAATACCAGGTTAACCGCAATCCCTGTCACGCCTCTTACCCAGCGACTCAGTTGCTTTTCCAGCTCTTTATCGTAATCAGGAGCATCACCGACCGGGGTTAGATACCCAGGCTCTGTGCTGTCGTTACTCAACGGGGATCCCTCCGTTAAACTCCAGCAGCTCGCAATGTGCCTGCACGAACCCGGCACCGTATCGGGTGTACGGATCGACAAAGGTCACGCGGTACCGTCTGCCGCTGTATAAAACGATATCAGCGTCGAGTTCTGGCGTTGAATCACTGGCAGGCATCCCCTGCGTTAGCCTGAACTGGGTAACGATGAGGATGGCGCCATTGATGTTTTGCCCGGCGGCCATTCGCTTAGCCTCAAGCGAGCGATCGACGGTTACGACACCAGAGAACGGAATAGCCTGCGCGGTATTGGTCGGAAAATTATCTTCGTCCACCGTCTGCACCTGCCGATAACACACCAGAGGCAGGTCGACAAAGTCCGGATCAAGCAGAACATCAGTCACATCGAGAAACGGCATTATTTTTTCCTCACGACATACTGAATCGCCCTGAAAAGGAATCCGCGGGCACGTAACGGCTTATCGCCGAGGATGGGCGGTTTCATTTCTTTGCGCTTCTTGATGGTTTTTTCAGATAGTGGGGTCAGCCGATCCCCTGCCTCAATGACAGCCTTTGAGGCATCACGCGCAATCTGGCCTGCTGCCTCAAGATGCATCGACGCCACATCTGCCTTACCTTCAAGCGCAGACTGAGCGGCCAGCTTTAAACGCTCGGTCGTTTTATCCCTGGAATCCTCAATACCCATGTCCAGAAATGGCCTTGGCGGCAGAGTAACGGTCTCACCGTCTATCTCTACGGTTGCCCCGGTGGACTGGAGATACCCCAGCTCAGCGTTGCTCAGCGGCGCATCATCGCGAGGAGGGCCTGCCGGGATACCAACCAGCACATCAGTGCCTGACAACTGCTTCAGCGCATCCAGAACGCTGCTGTAATTGTCTTCCCGAATTGTGAGCCCGCTTTTCATTCCGGCGTCCCCAGTTGAACCGCTCCGGCACCAAACATCATCAGGTATTCCCAGAACTCCGATCCGTAACGGGAGTTGTTCCAGAAACCGGCATTAGGGTCCAGAGTTGCGCTTGCGTCGTAACTGGCTGAAACCTTATCCACTGATTTCGCGGTCTGTATGCCGCTATTTACACCACCAGCAGTACCCACAGCCATACCACGCATATCGGCGGCGTAAAGGTACATGTAGTGCGCAACATACATCCCGACGATGTAGGGAAAGATATCCACGCCAAAGCGCGACTCACTCAGCATGGCATCAGCAAGATTCAGTCGAACCTGAATCATTGGCGTGGGGTACTTTGTTTCGTCAGCGAACTGTGGGAAGGTTGCCCTGAACTGCTCAGGCGTCGGCAGACTTTGATTTCTTGCCATTATCGGTAGTCTCCGGCAATTGCGCTTCGAGTTCAGCAATACGCGCGTCTTTCTCAGCGATTTTTGCTTCCAGCTCAGCAATGCGCGGGTCTTCTGCAATCGCTGGCGCTTCGCCATCCGGTGAACAGTGCGCTTTTACGAACCAGTGCTCAGCAACAGTGTCATCGACGTCGTGGAAGCCAACCTGGAAATGCTTTTGCTCTTTGCCGTCGTTGAAGTTAAACGGGGAGAGTACGTAAATCTTTTTCATTGCAAGTCCTCATGAGCGGCCCTTTCGGGCCGCCGCAGGTTAGATGCCGTCGACGTAGGCCAGAGTTTCCGGATAAACCGGCTCTACTGCACCCAGCTTGCCGTAATAGGTTACGAGCTGATACAGGCCGCGATACTGGATCGGCACGCTCATCAGTGGAACCATCGGGAAGCGAACGTATTTCTTGTCGTTGGTGTAGAACATCATGCGATCAGAGTTCGACACGCCACGACCTTTCGCCCATTTCACCGGACGGATGTTCAGAGGACGCCCGTTCTGGTGGTATGCGATGGTGTTGTTTTCCAGATAGGTCAGCAGGGACTGGTTACCAGCGCTGGATACGATGGTGCTTGCCAGCAGAGAGAACTGCTCCGGCGGGATAAGCAGGTCCGTCGGTACCATGGAGTAAGCCGAGTTGGCCCACGCTGCACTTAGCCCGGCATTAATGCTCGCCCGGATTTCGTCAGCGGTGGAGGTCGCCCAGGTCTTCGCTGCGTTGGTCGGCGTTACCTGCGTCAGGTTCATCAGGCCTTTAACGTTCAGACCGGAATCGCCGATATAAACCTGCTCGTCCGTGTCCATGTTCCACTTCAAAAGCAAGAAACAACACTTAACCATTTGAATATAATCAAATTATTTATTTAACAATCAAATTCTAGTCCATTCTCTAGCCTGTTTTTCAGGCTATACATAGCCTGCATGACGCGAATTCCAAATGATTTTTCTCGCGTGACGCTGCGATACCTATCTTGTTTTAAGCAACAAACAACTTAGAATGTGGAGGGTAACATTTTTAAGCACAGCAAATTTCTCACCCAGCCGCACTGGAGGTTTCATGTCAGCTAAAGATGATTTTTTTAACAAATTACAGCAAGGTCGTATTAAGCGGGAAGATCAGGAAAATAAGGTTAAAGACGACATTCAATATTTCGTAGCGCGTATTTATGAGCTGGTTAAGGAAATTGAAGGGTGGCTATACAAAGCAGATTTAAAAATTGAAATCGTCGAGACCCATCATAAAGATGAAAGCATAGCTTCAAATCCAGAATTGCAAAACTTAAGTACTTACAAGGCACATTCTATCACTATAACAAATGGTGCAAAACTTGCGTCATTAGTTCCCTTGACCCTTTATGGCGGTAATGCTGGTGGCTGGTGCAGGTTAACAGTTCAAAGCTCCAGAGGCGTAGAAAAATATAATTTAAAGCTAAAAAAAGATGATCATAACTGGACTATTAAGCAGGAGGTTGATTGGATAGCATTAAGTCCAATGTCCTCACGTCGCCAAATGGCTTTGCCAGAGGAAGAATTCACTGAGGATACCTTTTTCAAAGCCATCATGGGTATTGTAGATTAATGTCGTTAACGGGATCACCTGTATGACTTAGGCTTCTTCCAATGAAAATCAGGCGCCGTCATTCTCTGGCGGTGCCTCTCTTTAGCAGCCAGGGAGCTAGCCACGCGTGAACGAACCTCCAGCATATCAGTGCTATTGAGGGAATGCCCCTGTTTAGCAGCCATTAAAACTATCGCCGCCTCTATTTCTTCATGTTTTAGCATCTAAGTTACCCTTTGCCAGAAGTGAAATTTAGCGAGATCCGCTTCAAACTCCGCTCCCTCCGCCAGAAGAATACGCAGTTCAGTAGTTGTTTTGGTCTGGCTCCGGGATTACCGGTGCTCCCTTTAGCAAACTGTCCGCGCTTCTTCCGTGTTACCTGTTTTTGCCTGTTCTCAGGTGCTGCCATTTTAATCACCGCCAATAATCTTTAACTTTACGATCCGCGCTCCGAGGTTGACACTTTTCCGGCTGAATCGCGCCAAAAGTGTAAAATGTGTAAAGCTATCGGTTTCGTATCTGGCAGAAACTGTAAACCTCCGGGCTTCTTTTCTCCGTTCTGGGTTTACACTTTACACATTGCCCGCTTTCCATTCTGCGAGTGCTGCCAGTCCTTCTTTGCTCCATTCGTCCTCATCATCAGGGCAATCGCAAGCTGCATAACAGAGGTCACGCCGGATAAGCCCGATGGCCACATCTGCATTTTGAATAAGCTGGTCGTACTGCGTTAGGTAGAATTCAGTGTCACCGTCACACATGAAAATCCCATTGCCTTCCAGAAATTCAACACCCCAACCAAGTTCGCCAGCTGCAAGCTGCACCCTCTGCTTTATCTCCTCATCGCTGCGTGGCTTAGGAGCTTTCCCGTCTAACGCCTTAACTGCCGCCCAAAATTGCCCGTACGTCATTTCCAGTGTGCATGGGGTATTTTCACCCGGGGCTTTCTGTTCGTTCAGCATGTTGCGTTCCGTGGCCTCTACGTCGATTTTATTGCCTAATAAAACAACCTCACCTTTCGCCACCCAATCGTAAACGGTTTGACGGCTAACGCCTCGATGCCTGGCATATTCTGATTTGCCCATGAGCATAAGTTACAGATCCTCTCGTCTGACGTTTAACCCAGCTAACGCGATGGTTATTTTTTAATCGTAAAACGCAATGAATCACCCAAAACAAAATGATAATGAATTGTTAACGCATATTCCCTTTATGACTATAAAAATGATTTTTATGCTTTAAGTGTTGCGTTTAAGGCGTGTTTTAAAGAATTTGCTCTCAAGGTGTTCATGGTGTTCATATTTACAAAAATACTATTAAAATCATTAAATTAAACCATGAACACTAGTGTACATAAGCCTTAATAAGTATACATAGGTGTTCATGTTTGGGATTTTCAACTTAACATATCATTAACACTCATTCCGTTAATGCTACCCCGTAATTGCCGTTCTACAATGTCGCTATTGCTATCAAGCTGGGGCTGGTTGGCTAAATCGTCTTGCCATGTGCGAACCTTCTCAACCACATCTCCAGACTCTACACGCCCTAATCATGGTCACACCGTCGATAGACACCGATTCATGATTAATTAGTCTTGGAATAGTGGAGTCACTCCATCAGTTAGATTAATGCCTATAATTGAGTTAACACATTCGCCTTTAATAACATAATCACGCTCAAGAATTTTAGCTATCTTTTGAATTTCCCGCCAATGCCGCATGACGAATAACTCTGTTTCTTTCACCATTTCATTTAAGACACCAACTCTGCTTGCCTTTGTATTTGTTGCACAATACAGATCAAGCATTTCTTCAACTATCTCTCGGTCTGAGCCCTCTGTTTTTTTGCTGAATGAACATGATTTACTGAATATATCACCACCTCCATATACAACCTCGCTTATGGGACCAGCAAGCGATATAAGCATTTCCCTCTTGGCGTAAATTTTAATTTCTTTAGAGTAAAATTCAATAAAAGGCGTAATACTACCATCTCTATTTACTACCCCTGACTTACTTTCCATTAATCTATTCAGATTGTAACCGCTTCTAAATTCGCTGCACACAACCCCTAAACACTTAGCTTCATTGTAGTGCTCGCCGTTTATGTAGCCATTCTCATTCATGATGCTGACATGCCGTATGTTTAAACAAGAACACCAATTTGCAACGGCGTGACCAGCTTCATGATGAGCAACACAGGACTTACCGTCTGCAATCCAGTTGAAAAAATCACTATTTTGAGTCGGGGTAGCCATTGCTAACTCTCATAACCTAAATGATAGAACCCGGCCAACAACCGGGCTTAAGGATTGCATCACGGTCTGCGATTTCGATTTAATCGCGCATCTTCTTCCGCTTTCTTCTGCTCCCAGAAATCCTTATTGCTTTGATTGATGTTCTGTAACTTAGAGCAGTGATTGTCGAAAGTTTGACGGCTTTGCCGCTGCTCTCTCTCACTGCGTGGTATGAATTTGCTGACCATAATTATTTTCTCCCCCACGCTTTTTTAGCCGCGTCACCAATAGCCATTATTGAATCAAAGGTGGTATACGGTTTTGGCTCGATGTTGTTTGCTTTCATGTAATCCCCCACCTGCGCCAGTACGTCTATAGCATCGCTTAACTGAATCTCTGACATTGGACGGGAATAGGCTGCTGAAAAGGCTTCGGCGGGGGCATAGCGGAGTACATCAAGAGCAACAAGGCGCGGATCATCATCCTTTGTGTTCTCGTTGTACTTAGGGCATACAGCACGCACCAGCCGCATGAATTCAGCGTCGCAGGTTGTTGGCATGTTGCCACTTTCATAACTATCACCGGTGCGCTTGTGTTTGCGGTCTGCTGTACGCCGTTCAGCTGCTGCGCGATTCTCAGCAGCACTAACCCTCTTATTCGCAGCAGCAAGCGCCTGAACAATAGAGGTCATAAAGTTTGCGGATTGTTCATCGGTAGAGAACGAGATGGTAGCGCCGTCATCGTAGCTGGCTGAAATTGCAACGCCTTTTCCAGATGGGGTAGCACTGAATTGCAGTAGGTTTGGCATGATCAAATTTTCCTGTTACCTCGACGTTATTGTCGGCATAAAGATTATACAATGTAACCATGAAAACAGATAGATTAATAAAATATTAATCATTAAAACTGGTTTAAAGTGTTAAGTTTCTGCTATTCTAAGTCTGTGAGGGAAGGCATACCCTCCACAATGTGCAACGTGAAACTTCCCAAAGCCCGCAACTCCTAGCGGGCTTTTTTTATGGTTTTTACTACTTCTTCACGGAGTTAGGGTAAGCCTGTGGAAGCCAGTCTTCTGCACTGCCTGAAAGCTCAACATTGGTTACTACACCTCGCGTCTTTCTCTCCTTCCTGTACTCGTGGTTAAACTCCCGCATTGCGCTTTCCATGCCTTCAGCAAATTTATTCAGGGTTAGCGGCTTATCGAACCCGTTAGCCTCCAGAAAGGCCAGATAGGCGTGATAGAGATACACTCTCGGATAAAGCGGCGGATTACGGTTGCCCACCAGCATTCCCGTACACTCTGACAGCTTTTCAAGGTAGGCACAGAAAGCATAAAGCGGGTCTGTTTTCTGTTTAACCTCCAGGGCTTCCTCACTGTTCCGCTGATCCAGCAAGAGAATTCTTGCTTTTTCGGGATCCGAAAAGTTAGCCAAAAGACGGCGGACTATGACCGGAATTTCTGCAGATATCTTTTCCGACAAATCAGGGTCTTTGTCCTCCTCCCTTACCCGATTATTGAACTGAAAAATAACCCTGCGGCGGGCAACGCCTCCGGCCCGTTCGGTAAAAATCATCGGAGTGTTGTTTGTGGCAACCACAACGGCCCTCAGAACGGCGGTGTACTGGTGCTCGTGCTTCGGGTCAATCTCAACGGCATCACCGCCCGTAATCGCTTTAATCCCTGTTCCTTCGCCTGAGTACTTGGGCTGGTCTGGTAGGGTTATCATGCTTTTTCCTACGAACTGAGCCCGGCCTCTGGCGCTGTCGAGAGCCGCCATATTGCCGCTGGCTGTGTTGTGTTCGCCCGCCAGCATAGTAGCGATGTGAGTGAATACGCTTTTGCCGCTGCCGCCCTCGCCGGTTATCTCAAGAAAAAGCTGCCAGTCGTAGCGGTTTGCCAGAACCATAAACAGTCCAGCGGCGATACGCTGCATCTTAAGTGCGTCTCTTCCTGCTGTGTAACTTAGCCATTTATGGAAGTTTGGCGCATGGTCATGAAGGTTTTCGCCTGGCTCCGGCTGCGTATAGATCACGCCGTTATCGTTAGTGAGCCAGTTGTCTAACGAATGCTCAGAGAAAGCACCGGTTTCCATGTCGTACACGCCATTTTTGAACGGGATAAGGCTGCGGCGTGGCTCCCCCATAACCGGAATGACTATCTTTAACGCCTCTATGACGTTATTTACAGAGCGTTTGCTGAAATTAGTATGGTTTTCGTTGTAAATAGCCACCATTTCACGGCTTAATTCTAAGGGTGCCGCCTTAACCCATACGCCCTCTCGGTAAAGATAAACAGCCTCACTTTCTGCGTGGATGGCAATACCTTCGTACCGCTGCGCTAACATCAGCGCCTTTTCATTGTCAGCCTTTTGAATCAGATTTATAGAGCCACCGGACGGCATACAGACAGCACGATCCCCGCAATTGAAATCTTCTCTGATCCGCTTGAGATAATCGCGCCAGTCCTCCGGTTCTCGATCCGGAATGCCCCGAAACAATTTGGCATCCTGCACGCCAGCCCGCGCCAGCTTGACACCAATATCGTTAATCTTCATCGGCTGAATTTCCCCAGCCAGATATACCCTCGCAGCCCTGCGGCCATCGTCGACAATTCGCAGATGATCCAACTCTTCCAGTTGTTTTGGCCCCAGATAAACAGGAGGTATTGAGTCTCCGGCGATTTGCTTACCCAATCCCTCTTCCCAGCCTTTCGCATGGCTCCATGCATCAGACCCGGCAAAAATAACAGCCTCAGTAAATAAGTCTTTAGGCAGTTTTTTAACATTGGGTGCATTTTTCATTGCTTATTATCCTTCACAGGCTGAAATTCTTTGATAAATCGTTGCTCAGGGTAAATACAAGGATACCCATAGCCATCTCGATAAAATGTCACTCTGTTGAATCGGTAACTTTCAATAATTATTGGTAATCCGATTTTATCTTCCCATTTATCGCCGGGCAGGATTTCAGGTTGAGTTTTCCCGCTGGCAATTAAGCCAGAATTTATCTTCAGCATGTTTTTTATTCCTCTTTGATGCCAGCAGCCTTTTTAAGGCAAGTCAGGGAGTCATGCACAAGGCTGTGAACCGCTGCAATACGGTTAGCTTCGATATCGTCTTCAATACCCATGCTATCAAGCCATAGTTCAAGAACGGCCAACCCCTGCCGGGTGAAATTAATCGCTCGCTCAACATCAGCGACAACCTCAAGAACATCTCTTTCATTGGATTTTCTGTTCATGAGCGACCTTCCCTCACCTTTGACCCCTTCATGCAGTTAAAACGAAATGCATCCGCGTTCTCTGAGGTATCATTCAACGCCCTTACTACCTCACAAACCGTACCCAGCATTACGCCTATTTTGTACATGTCTCCCTTTGCGGTCTCCTCGGTGTAATTTTCACTGTCCGCAGCCCAGAACATCAAGCTACCAATGGCACCAAGACCTAACATCAAATTACTAACGGCCTCGTCTGCGCGGCCCTGAATGCTTTTCAGCTCATTAGCTGTGAAGTCTTTGTCGAAATCATGGCGTACCAAATCGTTATACAGGCTCATGCGGCCACCTCCTGAACGCGAGTAATGCGAACGTGTTTATATTCGCCTTTCTGCGCCAGTAATTTGGCGGTAGATTTAGCTGTTTCTGGACTTGTGCTGGTCATGGTGTAGTGAATACCTACGGTGTACCCGCGCCTGTTAACAGCGTATCCGTCGATCTGGAAGGTTTTACGCATTTCCGGCCTCCATTGCTAAACGGGACTGGATAGCGGCGGCTTTGCTGCCTAATTGAAGGTAAGTGCGAGTTATCGCCGGGTTGCTATGGCCCAGCATTTCAGACGCCACCAATAAGCCCTGTTCGCCACCTGCGGACATGAGATTAAAGGCTGCTATTTTTCGGCTTGAGTAAGCGCTCAGGCGCAATTTAGCGTTAATGAAGCGGGTAAACCACTCCATGACGTTATGCAGCTTGCGCCAGATGGTTTGTCTGGTAACGCTACCTTCCAGACTTTGACAACGGTTACTTTCGATTTGAGAACGAGAAAATACCAAATCATCTTCAACCAGATTACGATCCTGACGTTCACGCAGCCGCTTTATGATGCCCGGAGGTAACTGTTTGGTGTCGTGCTTCACGTCAGCTTTAGCCACCAGCCCGAACACTATGGCCTGTTCTTCATCGCTCATATCAGCCGCCAGAGCGTCACAGGTGATGCTGTCCCACTTCATGTAGGCGATATGGTCAGCGGCAAGCCTCGCGGCGTCCTTGCGCTGCTGGCGCACAATTTCGATACCTTTGCGGGTTGCTCTGGCTTCTGCGGCTTTGGTTTGCTTCGCTACCACAATCGTAGCTGTGCCAGTCTCCCAATTGATGCAGGAGTAACGCAGGTTGCAAACGTCGCTGGTACGCCAGCCGGTTACGGTCGCAATGTCCCACCAGAGCAAGACCCAATCCGGTTGCGTCTGCTGGATGCGCTCACGTAGCTTGCGCTGTTCGTCACGGTCATAGACAGGTGTCATTGTGCGACTGCCTTTGGTGCTAACCGCTTTAACCACGTTTCCGCGCAGCTCGCGGGCTTTGGCTGTCAAAGTCTGGAGATTAAACATTTCCCACCTCCGCGAGCGATTCTGCGTCACCAAGAAAACCACCTACATCGCCGATCAGCTCTTTCACCATCACGATCAGCGCGTCAACTTCGCTATCTTCCATGTGAACAACCGACTTTTCGCAAATCAGAGCAAGAATAATCTCTGCCTGATACGCTTTTTCAGCGGCTTGTTGAACGGTCATATCACGCATGGCGACCCCCTTGCAGGGAGCTATCAGCAAATGACGATAACGGCGGTATATCGTGGGCAATGACCTGCCAGATGGTTCCGCTGTCGGAGTCGGTCCAACAATCCTGAAACGGGCTTTCAGTGCGGATTTTTGCGGCAAAGATTAAATCCCAGCCGGGGAACGTGTTACGCGCAGCTTCTTCGCTATCGGCCTGTGTGCGCAATACGATTGGCGTGCATTCGTGGTTTTTAGGCGTGGCCAGAAACAGCCAAGTGAATTTTGTTTGAGAGTGAGTAGGGGTAGTCATCATAATGATGATCTCCTTGTGCATATTTAAGGAGTCACCACCAGAGTTTCCACGCTCATGATAGGTGGTGACACTGACAGGGGTGGAAATACCGGTGCACAAGGAAACCGGCCAGCCCGAAAGCTGCCCTGCCAGCGCCACCATTGATTCTGTGCGGATCTGTGCCGCTGAATATAGTTGTGCTGACTTTGCGACAATAAAAAAGACGCGGTAGGCGTCTGTTGTCGCCATGTGCTTACCGGGTTTCCACGCCCGGCACCCGTTTTGTGAGGTGCGAGTTAATAATAACCACACTACAGCACCCAGCGCAAGGGAAATCCCTTAGACCAAGAGCCATCGCTTAATCAGTACCCGCGAGAAGCATAAACACGCGCCATGCCAGCCCAATGACCGAAGAGAATTTCGTATTTGATCGGGTTGTAGGTAATGCTTCCATCAATTGCCGCTGCACGCCATGCCCTATCTGAAATGGAGGTATCTTTTGCCGTTTTACCCCACTCGATGATGTTCCTTGCTAAACCTTGAACACACGCACGGCTTATAACCTTTTCGCCAGCATACGCCCCAACATCCGAGCATGAAGACATGCTCATATTAAGGCTGTTGATGAAATACTCCATGCCATCCGCCCCCATGAACCAACGACCATTTGCATAAATCACCCTGTTGCTTCTTATCGTGAATTTAACTGTATTCAGGGCATTAATAATAATCGCCTGCTCTGGCGTAGGGTTGGACCATAGAACTAGATTTATGGGTCTTTCTGAGGCTATGATCTCTTCCTGATCACGCTTGGCCTGATCTTCGTGCTCTGCCTGATAACGCCGCTGATTTTCATCATGCATTTTCTGATAGTTGGAAACGAGCTTATCCCGCTCCATAGCAAAAGCGGCCAAGCTATTTTTGAAATCGCTCTCGTTGACTTTATTCAGTCCCATGCTCCAGCGTTCTTTTTCATAGTCTGTGTAGATGGCTTCAACTTTTGATTGATTGTTCAAAGTCGAGGCCAAGTTAACCATAACATTCGCAGCCTCTTCGCCAGTTCTGTCGCTATTGTCAAAACTGGATAACCCCCCAATACCATAGCCACCGTACTCATGATAAGCAGCGTAGAATAAGGGTATGGATTGCGGTTTGCTATTAACCGCCTGGATTATGCTTTTATCATCGCACGTCAGTCCGTCCCACTTAAAGAAACTACCGCCGCCACTTTTATACGTCTCACAATCATTTATACCCAGACGCACTACAGCATCCCAGCCCGGACGCTTTTTATAATCATCACTTTTAACAATATGCATCTGAGTTAACGCTTTAGATGGATCTATCTTTCCAGCGGTACAGGAGGCCAGAGGGAGTACGAGAGGAAGAAAGACAGCCAATTTCATAATGGCTTTAGTTCGTTTTTTCATCATCCTAATGTCCGTTTAAGCCGAGGTTGTAAGCCATCTTAAATTGTGGTCGAAACCAAGTCGATAGAAAGCCATTTTCACACTTCGCGCCATCGGTAACTTAAGGCGGTCTTTTCCTCAAAATGAGGGAAAGCCCTTTCCCTCAATCGGTGGAGAAGCCAGCCAGTGAATGGCCTTAAAATATCGCATTCCTTTATTGATCCACCGTTGGTGGGCGAATCCAGAGCAGAACTAAGGTCTTTATCTCTGTGAACAGGGTTACTCCCCGTAATGCTGTGAATTGCCACGATGATTCGGGGTTGTGTTGCGCAGGTCTTTGAGTCCCGCACAAACGCTGACCTACAAAATTTTTGTAGGTGACTGGCCCTCTTGATGAGGTGCTGTTTTGCGTAACCCTTAATGAGTTGTGCAAAGGCTCAACTCTTAAAGAGGTTTGGCTGTCTGCGTATCTTTTAGCGATGCGGTTAACCTGGTAACTATGTGTTACTACCTTCTCGTAAGCCAACTCTGGATTACGGTGCAAAACCGCAACATTATGATTTTCCTCATGATACAAAAACGCTTCGCTTACCCAGCCACCGATGGTGGACGAACCATGAACCAAGTGACTTTCAGGTACTAGGTTATTGATTTCTTCGAGAGCCTCAATTTGAGGAAGCCGAACAGCACCATTTGCGTTCTTCGGAATAATCAATGTGTTAGCCAGTTCTCGCATTTCGCGATAATTAAAATTATTCAATGGGTAACGATGTCCGTACGTTAAACGTACGCAGTTAAATTGTGCGTGCGAATTTCGTCGACTCAAAGTTTGACTACCAGCGATAGTAATAACCGCCAACCTATGAACACTATGAATACCTTATGAATACCTTACATAAAGGTGTTCATAGTCTATCTATATGATTTTAAATGGTAATATTTAAAACATGAACACTATGAACACCTTTGAGCATTTTTCTATAAACATTCCACCATCGCCCGACTTGATGCCCTTCTCTGGCTGGCCTGTGTAAGTTACCGTTGCCGGAAACAGACAATAAAAAAGGCTTGCCCCTCTCAGGTAACAAGCCTCGTCTGTCGCTCTGGATCTCACTCACTGCAGATTCCGCGCTTTTCGCTCTGCCTCCCGATCCACGCCTCAACCTCATCACGATACCAGCAATTGCGGCCGCCAACTTTAAAGGGCATGGGAAAGCCGTTCTCCTCGTTCTTCAAAAACTCATAAAACGATGAATCCGAGCGATAACGCAGCCGGGCTTTAACCTCGACTTTAAGCAAAATCTCACTGTTCGATACAGTCATAAAAACCTCCGCATATATTCGATATAATTATAACAAATTTGGATAAAAAAAATACATTCCGGCGTGTAACAGGCATAAAAAAGCTGGAATAATCCAGCCCAAAATAGATATTCGACAAGCACTATCCAACCAGCCTTAATCCCTTATCGCCCTTCGTTTCCAGTATTTCACCTTTCCCGGCCGCTTCTACGTAATCGCCCCACCACTGCAAAAGAACGCGCCTCTTTTCGATATATGTTGAACGGTTGTAGATATTGCGAATGGCGTCACCGCTTTTGTGCGCTAATGCAGCCTCAATGATGTCCGGGTTAAATCCTTCTTCGTTCAGCACGGTAGAAGCCAGAGAACGGAAGCCATGCGGAACAATAAGCCCTTTAAACTTCGAGCGGCTGATTATCTTTGTCACGTTGTAGCGGCTGATTGCCTCATTCTGACGCCTCAACGAGGGAAACACATAATCACCGCGCCGCCATGCTTTCATAGTGTGAAGAATATCCATAGCTTGCCGTGATAACGTGACTGTATGCGGCCTCTTGGCTTTCATGCGCTCCGCAGGGATATTCCATAGTGCGTTGTCTATGTCGATTTCTTCCCACCTTGCCCCGTAGGATTCTGCGGGTCTGGTCATGGTAAGGATCTGGAAGATTAGCGCCTGTTTCGTCGGTTCGCCGCATACACTCGCACCCCAGATATTGAGAAATTCAGGGAAAAACGCAGGGGCAAAAGCTGGTAATGGAGTAACCTTTACTGTCGGCAGCGCTTTAGCAATTCGCAGCAACGGGTTGTAAGCGATTATTCCGGCGTTAACTGCAAAATCCATTACCCCATTTGCATAGCTGCATAATTTCAGTCTCAGGGCCGGATGTTTGGAGAATTTCTCAAGCTCTGCGAGTGTATGAGATGCAGTAATTTTATGTACGCTAATGCCACCGATAATGCTATTCAGATGGTCGATGCCCTTTCTGGTATATATAAGTGACCGTTCCCGTAAACCGTCGCTTTCTTTTTTTGCCAGCCATGCAGCGGCCAGTACGGAGAATTTCTCCCCGTGTTCCTTCTGTTTTAACGCCTTTTCCTCCCTTTTGACCTCCACAGGGTCAACACCACGGGCAACCAGACGCCGGGCTTTATCTCTTTCTTCTCTGGCTTCGGCAAGGCTAAATTCAGGGTATCGGCCTATGGTTAGCGTATGTCTTTTCCCTGTTAGCGGGTGCGAATACCTGAAACGCCAGGACTTACCGCCGGCGGCTGAAACGTACAGCAACAAGCCGAACCCGTCATATAAGCTGTAATCTTTTTTTTGTGGTTTGGCGTTCTTCACTTCTGTATGGGTTAGGGGCTTACTACTCATAGTTGATTCCCGTGCATGACGTTGTGCTTTCTGGTCCTTCATTTAGTCCACGCCACACCGATTAACTGAGCAAACAACCGAACTTAAACGAACCCTTTCGGGCGTCTATGCGACGCTATTGGCGGGGATTTGCCGGATGATTTAAAAGCTATCCGATTGAATTCGAATGATAATCACACTTCCACTTCAGCTGCATACCGTCGTACTTCTGCGTGTCGATCGGGCGACCAACTTGCGCAGCTGCCTGCAGCTCTGGAACAGTCCAGCCAAGCTCCATACCCCACAGAGTAAGCGGGAAGCCAGTTTTTGCGATGTCGACGTTAAGTCCAGCCATCGCAGTCGCGGCTTTGCTCAGCCAGTTTTTACCGTTGGCATTCGGTGTACCGGCAGCGGCAAAGGTGGTGTTAGTGAACGAGCTGATCTCGTCAGCAATAGACACGTCTTCACGCAACTGGATATCGCGCGACCAGGTGTAATTCACCAGCGGCAGATTCAGTGTCTGATCGAGACGTTCCAGCTCATGGACAAGAAAGGCACCAGTGCCGTCGACTGTCGCCTGGTCAAATGTCATTGGCATTTGCGATTTCCTTAAATATTGAAGGCCAGCTCAATGTTGCCGCTGGTGTCGCCAGGGCCATTGAAGTAAGCGTTAGTGATCTGGACGGTATTCGAGCCATCAGCGGCGGCAAGGAACGCGCCGAGAGGGCTTGAGGCGGATGGTGTGGCCACTCGCATGTAGACCGGGCCATGTAGCGCAACGCTGGATGCATCCACGCCGATGTTTACCGTGACGTAACCACGTACCAGGCAATCGCCAGTGAAGTTTTTACCGCTGCCTACCTGCTGGACTTTATCCGGCTGGCTGGCGGTCGGATACGGACGAACGTAAATGCCCACCAGCACCGACGCTGTATCGCTTGCAGCGATTGGCACAAATTTCCCGGAGGAAATTTTGCCGCCAAGGCCGTAAGCGGGGAAAAGGTTGGAGGAGTCCAGCAGTTGAGGTTCAACCGTCAGATCCTGCGGACGAGAAATTGCCCCGGCGATGCCCGCTGGCATCCGGTAAAGAAATGTATTACCCATTGGTTAGCCTCGTTTAGACCAGAATTCCTGCGCGGCCTGATTCATACCGGCAATGGTTTTAACAGTGGTGGCAGTCTGCGTTTGCAGGCTGTCGACGGTTTTGGTATTGCGGTTCTTCGCCAGCTCAGAAACAGCCGTGAAAGCCATATCTACCGTGGCTTTTTTAAGCTTACTGATATCGGCATCACCGACAATAGAGCGCACCAGAGATTGATCGGCAGAGGCGAGCACCTGGCGCTTAAATGCTGTCGGCTTCGCCTTTTCTGGCAACTGGATGCCTGGCTGAATCAGATCGGCACGATAAGCGGCATCGCCGGTAACCTTACCCTCTTCTTCCTCTTTCTCCTCTTCGTCCTCGGCATCGCCGGTTCCAGGAGCAGTTGCCGCAGGCGTGAGTTTGGCCACCGCCTCAATCAGCGCCTTACCCCATGCAGGAATTTCTTCCTCGGCATCGCCGGTACCAGGCAATGCCGGGCCGGGAAGCGGATTTTGCGGCGCAAGGTTGATGACCACTCCGCCAGGTGTCATAGAGGTCGATACGTCGTTATCGCCCGTGACATCATCAGGCGGGTTATCAATGAGACTTGCCATTTCGGCAGCGTCCCCGGTTTTACGGGCCTTCAGGAGCCGGGTAAACCAGTTTTTAGTAGTGCTTGGCATAGAATCCCCTATTGCACAACGGAAACCGGCCCGCCCGTTAGGGACAAGGGCCAGATGGTTAGCGGTAATCGCAGATTGCTTTGCGAGACCAGGTGAAATTTGTTCGTAATCGGCGTCGTACCCGCAGCTGACCTCGTCATCACCATCATCAATGGCCTGCAGGGCTTCCGGGGTTTTGACGATGACATCAGCCAGCAGCAGATCGGTTTTATCGTCCGTGCCACGTCGTACGTTCTGGATGTGCCCGTGAGCCAGCTGGCGCCAGTTGTCAGGGGTAACAAAGATGATCTGCCCGTCAAAATCTCGCGGATGGCCGATAGTGACTGCCATGCCTTCGAATGACGCCATGGCTCGCTCGCTGAACACCTCTTCTGGCATCCGGCGTACGATGACCTTCCCTCTGTCATTTGGGACAAGCTCAGGCCGCTCTGTGGCGTCATACTCCTGCTCACCAGTCCTTGCGATCGGGACGTCCTTAAACAGTACCGACCCATCAGCAAGTTGAAAGCGGGTATTACCCAGGCGGGTTTTAAAGAAATATTTCATGGGTTACCTGCTGAATGGCGGGCAAAGAAAAGGCCGCTGAATAGCGGCCTCGTTGTTAGTTACTATTTAATCTTTCTCGTAATATCTTGGCTTTCTCAAGCTTTACTTTTGCCGATTCGAGAGTATCTCTTGCTTGTTGCACCCTCCTGGCATCCTTGTTTGGATTATTTCCACGCCCTCCCCAGTCCGGGCTAGATATCCTTTCCCAAGCTTGTTGTGCGGATAATAAATAGCGTTCAGCACCTTCCACATCAGAGGCATTTCTTAACCACTCTAAATAGAACTTGGTAGCTTCTTCACAATTTTTTAAGAAATTCTCAATATCAGATTTTCTTGTTTTCCCCGTTGGCAGCGAGAATGGGCACCATTCAGATTGCTCTAGGGGTCTAAAATACCAAGAATATACCCATTGCCCGTTGATAAAATCGCGTTCATGGGTGAATTCTAACCCGTTAAGCTTATGTATGTTTTGCTTCATTTGCTATCCCTATCGAGTTGTTACTAATGCATTATGCATTATTTTCTAAACTCAGGGATCTGCACTTCTGGCCAGCAATCGCAGTTCGGCAGGCATCCGGCGTGTCCGGTCATGCCGTCAAGCGTTGGCGGGTTATCCCAGCGCACAAATTTATCTTTCATTCCTCGGTGCGATGGCCTGGTACCAGCCCCCTTGATGCGCCACCAGTACCCCTCAGAGCCAACTGACAGCGCCCGAGCCTGAGTTAATGCGGTAGTGGCGCGGCCTATCTCAGTGCGGGCTATCATCCGCGCCCTGCTGGCCGCCACGTCACCGGATTGCATGATCATCTCGTAAAGCTGATCTGGACGCTCACCATGGATGACAGCCTTTATCGCACGCTCCTGAATCTCCCTGACACGTCCGGCCGCCTCTAATGGCAGAGACTTCATATAGCGAATCTGCCGGTAAACGGTGTCTTGTGCCACCATGCCGACAGGAGTGTTACTAATCACGTCACGCAGACCAGCGGATATTTCTTCCGAAACAGAGCGCCACTGATTCCACTCTTCACGCTCCACCTGGGCAAACATCTTTCGACCGACCATTTCGGCCCAGTCGTCGATCACCCCGGAGTAGTCAACAAGCGATTTAGCAATGCTCTCAGCGCTTGCCTGTGAACCATCGTAGGAACCCGTGACGATTTGATTTATCTGGTCGACTATCGCCAGTAGGCTTTTCTGATACTGGACCTCCGATCGGCGGCGGAGGGCTGGTTTCAGATTCAGTCTCCTGCCACTGTTTCGCCGCATTCTGGATATCCTCATCGCTAATTGAAGCACCGATGCCGGTAACGTCAGACAGTTCGCGCAAATCGGTCAGCGCAGCAGCCGGGGACATTCCCAAATCACGCACCGCGGTTGCCAGGGCGGTGGTCGTGTTGGTCGCCACCGTGGAGCGATCGGTGTCGCTCATCTGCCACAGGGGATTAAACTCAAAGGTGAAATCTTCCGGCAACGGCTCGCCAAACTCTGAGCGATGCAGTACATCGAATAACAGGCGGATGTGAGGCCGTAAATCTCGCTCCTGAAGCGTTCCCACGTCGTCGTAGTAGTTCGCGAGGTCAGCGTCACCGGTTGAAAAACCCTTCGGTGACTGGCGGAACAGACGGACAAGAGGAATACCAACAGCACCCGCGATATCCTCTTTAAACTCGCTAAGCAGGTCAGACAGGCCCGCGAAAGAATAGGTATGTGTTTCAAATCCGTCCTCCGAATCAAACAGGGACATACCCTCGTTTGTCTGGTACTGGCGGACTAATTCCATTTGTTTAACCAGCGCTTCGAATGGTTTACCGCCCACGGCGATAATTTCACGCAGCTTTTTAATCTTTGCCGTTCGCAGATGTGCCTTGTAGGCAAGCTGGGCGGCTCCGACGCTGGTGCTATCGTAGGAAGTCAGGCGATCGAAGATGCGCTCGACAATGGACATCCCCCATTCGTTTTCGGTGATTTTCTGCTGATACGGCAGTTTCACACCATCCATGCGGATCAGGCGGCTGTGGTGAACAGTCCAAGGAGGAAGCCCCTGCGCCGTTGTCACGATTTCATAGAATTCAGGCTTGCCGAGGTTAGGGCCAAGCGCCTTAATGCGCCTGGTGAGCTGTGGGTTAATCATCCAGCGGTCAAGTACAGCCAGACCTTTAAAGCTGCCCTTGCCAACCTTATCCAGCACCAGCGGCGTCAGCGGTGCCTGACCTTCAATCAGAATCAGCGCCACCGCCCCGCCATACAGCCGGGACCATTTCAGCGTCTCGTTGATGCAATCCCAAAGCTGAAGCTCATCGAACCGCGATTCCAGAATGCCACGGCGTTTCGGGTCAATCTCACTGGTGATCCGCACGCCCTTTTTGGTCATATCGTCCGCTTTCGAATCGACTGCGGCGCCAATAATCCAGGAGGAACGATAAGCCCACTCAATGAGCAGGCGGTTGCGGCTGGTATAGTTCGCCCTGTAGGTCGATGCGGCATGCTGGTTAGGCTGCTGCATACCGACACGGGCAACAAAGTTATCGTACGAATCCGCCGTGGCGACTCGTCCTGTTTTCTTCGCCATGGTGACTATTCTCCGGCTTTTTCGGTACTCGTGGCGGATAGGATAATTTGTTAAAAAACGACCCGATTTAACATAATGACTGTTACCCGCACCAGCCGGATCCCTCCCGTGATGAAATGTCCGCCAAAGGCTTATTTATCTGGGTTAAGTGGCTAAAAGTGCGTGAATAAAACATGCATAAAAAGGGTCGAAAAATGAATAGCGTTAATTTTGCGTGAAACGGTTATTTCCAGGCATTTAGCTGTTTCCCAGCGCTTCCCAGATATCCATTGCCGTATCGGTTGGAGCAAACGCCATGATGAACGCGTCGGCCACGTTCGGCGATGGTACGTCACGCTTGGCGAGGTCTTTCTTGCTTTCCACCATCACGCGACCGTTTTTGTCAAAATCACGGTGCGGCGTGGTAAGTTCCAGCTTGAGCTTTTCCAGAAGCGGACAGGATGAGTCAATGCTAATCAGCTCATCTACCGGGTACTGCTCACCGTTCTTTACCGCGTTGAAGGTGTTACGGAAGCGATCCGCTACCAGCCACCAGGCTTGCGCTTTGAGGTTGGCGAAAAAATCCTTGTTCGGGATGCCAATATATTCGTAGTCCGGCTCATTCACACCAGCGCCTGCATTGAATCGCTGATAATTGATGCGGGAGGCATTCATGTTTTCGCGCTTACGATCCTCATTAATTTCTGAGAATTTTGCACCAGCAGATGCCCCAACGCCGATTGAGTCGTAGACGATATCAGCATCACGCTCCAGTGCCGCCTGATAAGTACGCTGGCAGCTCTTCAGCAATTCGTCTTCTTTCGCCTTCCACTCATCCGCCCAGTACACGACAGAGCCGTGACGATAGACGTTAGCGCACTTATCGGCGCCGCTATCGGCAACGTCGAAGCCAATACGCTTGCGCCCGCTCGGCTCGAAATTAAGGACTTTGTGGGCATCAACGGCCGCCTCAATCCATGACAGCTTGATAATGGCCGCATCATCATCCGACTCTGGCACGCCTTCGTAGACGTGCTTAAACCCATCCGGATCCCGGCGCTTAGCGGCTTCGATAACCTTCAGCATAGTGTCGGACAAAAAGGGGTTTTCATCGTAGTTGATTTTGCGTATCAGCGTATCTTCTGGCGGATCGACCACAAAGTTACGCCACACAAAATCAGTCACCAGCCCGGGGTTAAAGATAAACCAGCACTCTGAGCCCTCTTTACGAATGGTAGGCTCCAGTATCTTCCACTGGTATTCCGTCAGCGCGTGGGCCTCTTCAAGCCACAGAACGCTGATACCTTCCAGAGACTTAATCTCTTCAATGTTGCGCCAGAGCCCATAAAAGACGAATTCAGACCCGGTCACCCGGTTAATGATTTTGTTGTTCAGAATGCGGAAACGATGCCGCAGGCCAAAGCGGTCAATCTGAATTTTGAGCAGGGTATACACCGACTCTTCAATTTTGTTCTGGATCTGACGTGCACAGCAAAAGCGCAGGCTGTATTTATTCGACAGAAATATGGCTATGCCAGCGGCATCCCACGATTTTGACGATGACCGGCCACCATAAAGCACTTTGTTACGCGCCTGCGTCGTCCAGAAGCTACGCAGGACCGGATTCAGCGTCGGTTTGGATGTCAGAGTAGAAGTCATTGAGGTCACGCTCTCCGTTGCCATCATCAATACCTGCATCACGGCGAAGACGATCGGCCTCCAGCGACACCTTGTCAGTAGCAGCCTTGCGATAGTCCGTATCAGCAAATATTTTTCCTACCGTCGCAAGCGTGCCGACGATGGACTCAATACGAACGGTATTGCGCATCATCGCCTTCTCGGCGGCGCTGATATTTTCCATCAACACCTTTCTTTCCTGGTCCCCTTCAGCATCATCCAGCTTGGTCAACCACCGGCCAATATTCTCTGCGGCGACAAGGTTGTTAGCCCGAAGGCGAAATAATTCGTCTTCGAGTGTCAACGCTTTCGCGTCTTCAATGACCTCATCTTTAAGCAGAAGGCGGCGGGCGTAACCACCATGCTTTAACGCCTGCTGGTTGCCGGGTTGAAATGGGTTAGTCGGCGGATCGGTACGCACCCTGCGTATCGGTTTCGTATCTGGTGGAGGTTCGGATTTTGGTTGCGTACTTTTTTGCGTACGGCCAGCGCTGGCAGGCTTTTCGCTGGTACGCGCCTTACTCTTTTGCGTACCATTTTGCGTACCATTTTTGCGTACCTGCGTACCGCTATTGCGTACCCAGTCAAACTTTTTAGCCCTCTTCCTGATAGCCCCTTCAGTAACGCCGTATTTATCGCCTATACCACGGAGACTAAGGACTCCGGCCCGGTATGCCGATTCGATGGCCTCCCAGTCCGGTTTTGCCATAATTTTGTCCTCGCCTTGACATTATCGAAGCCCCTCGAAAAAGGGCTTCTGTAATACCATTAGGCAACTTCAATAACGATCAGGTCAGACACTCGCTTTTTAACCTCTTCCGCGAAAGAAAAAGCCGTTTCTGCGGTGAGTGGTTTTCCAACCATCTCATCTTCAACCTGCTTTACGATGGAAAAAATCTCGCCAGGCATTGGCATTTTTGCTTTTAATGGAACTGTGAGATCGCCATGGTTGACAACATGTCCGCCCATTCCCATCAAAGAAGATGCCTTGGCAGAACTGCGAGGATCACGATGTCCTGCTTGACCGTCTTCATAAACCGGGATGAAACGCACGCTATCAATGAGATTGTCGCGGAAGATACGGGTTTCCACGGTGTCAGGCGCCGTAAACAGCTCGAAGCTGCCCCCGGCGCCGAGCTTAATTTTTGGCTTATCTTTGGAATAACCCTCAAAAATAAGCACCTCGGCATTACCCGGAGCCATTCCACGATTTTCAGCTTTGAAAAGTTGAACACGCCAATACTTAATAAGTTTCATGCAGTTTTCCTTTAGATGTGAGCCTGTCGTACAGGAACGCCGCCCGAGAGAGGTCGCCACCTTTAACGGCGCTCCTCAGGCTCACGACTGAAAGACTCTCGATGGTTTGCGTGTACGATACGCATTAAAAAGCCCCGCTATTGCGAGGCTCGTTTCTTCTCTGCTTGCCTGATGTCAGCCTTATC